TTGGCTACGAGTGTTTGACCATCGGAGCCGACTGGTAGGCGGTTGGCTGCAGTATCAAAAGTTTGAATATCACCTTTAGTAGTAAGTGATGCTGTGCCTGATGTACCAACTGCACCATCACCTGCAACTACATCCCAAGATGTTCCGTTATATCTTTTTATTGGCATATTAGTACGCTCCCATTAGAGTCATTGTTCGTAAGTCGGGGTCGGTTGTTACAGTTGTATCTACCCATAGGTCTCCAGTAATCATACCACTAGGTGTAGTAGAACCTGAGTATATGCGCTTACCTGTGTTAGAGCCTGTGTTGGTTAGCGGCTGAACCTTAACAGTTCCAGATGTACCTGTATCTGTACCCATACCCAAGAAGTCAATATAAGTATAAGTAGTGCCAGTACCGCTATCAATTTTTACTTGTGAACCTGCAGTAATGGCTGCCCATTGAACGCCAGTACCTGTGGTTTGTAGATAGTAACCATTGGTTCCAACTCCACCACCTGCTGTTAAAGTTCCAGTAAGTGTTAAATTGTTTTGAGTTTCGCCGCTAACGGTAGCCGTAGAGGTAACAGTTCCAGTAATAGTAAGACCATTAACTGTTGGTGTTGTCAAAGTTTTGTTGGTTAAAGTATCTGTTGTTGCCTTACCCACAAGGGTATCAGTACCTGCAGGCATAGTAATTACAGATGTACCTGCAGTAGCAGCAGAAAGTATCTGTGTAGTACCAGAGGTAAAACCAGATAATTTAATACCAGATGTACCAAAGGTAGGCAAGGTAGCAAAGACTAACTGACCAGAACCTGTTTCATCAGATATAACACCAGCCAGTTGAGCAGAAGTTGTGGCTGCAAATTGGGCTAGTGTTCCAGTAGTAACTGCACCGCTGGCTGTAGATACAGCACTCCAAGCAGAACCTGACCAAACAAACATAGTTGAACTACCAGAGTTCCAATATGTAGCACCAGTAATAAGAGCATTGCCTTGGTTATCAAGAGTAGGGGCTGAAGCAAAAGAACCTAGGTAGTAAGTCTTATATGTGTTATAGGTAGTAAGTGAACTAGAAGCAGAAGTTGCTGCAGATGTAGCACTGGTTGCTGCGCTAGCAGCACTAGTAGCAGCGGCTGTGGCTGAGGCTGCAGCCGAAGTTGCAGAGGTAGCAGCAGCGGTTTGACTAGTCAGGGCTGAAGAAGCAGAGGTAGCCACAGCAGACACAGAAGCCGCTGCAGAGGTAGCAGAGGTAGCAGCAGCAGTTGCACTGGCAGCCGCGCTAGTTGCGCTTGTAGCGGCTGCTGTGGCGCTTGTAGCGGCACTGGCAGCAGATGTAGCAGAGGCACTAACAGCACCTAATATGGAAGAAGCAGAGGCAGCAGCAGAGGTTGCACTTGTGGCTGCACTGCTAGCAGAAGTAGCCGCCGCGCTAGCGGAGTTACTTGCAGTAGTTGCATAACCTGATATACTGGATACAGAAGCAGCAGCAGATGTAGCAGAAGTAGCCGCGCTTGACGCGCTAGTAGCAGCAGCAGTTGCTGAAGTAGCCGCTGAAGCGGCAGAAGTAGAAGCAGCAGCAACATTAGCATCAGCATAAGTCTTTGTTACCGCATCAGTAGATGCAGTCGGTGTACCTAAACCAGTAATCTTATAACCATCAGCAGCAAGGTCAGAACCAAGAGTTGCTGTAGTTATAGTCTTGTTAGTTAAAGTTTGAACAGCATCAATAATACTTACAGTACCTGATGTGTTTGGAAATGTTATTGTGCGGTTAGCCGTAGGGTCTACAACTGTAAGAGTAGTTGCATAGGAATCAACAGTTGTACCCTGAAATGAAATGCCAGCATCATTTTCTGTGGTTCCTGTAAGAACAGGTGAGATAAGAGTTTTGTTATAAAGAGTCTGGCTATCTTGTGTACCTACTACAGATGATGTAGAAGACAAACCATGGATAGATGATGATGCTTCAATGTGAGTATTTGCTTCACGCAAATCTCTACCAACAATCATATGCCGAATTACAGCACCAGCACTATGGTCTTGTGCAGATGAGCCATCAATGGCTCGAACAATAGTTAGATTGCTACCAGAGACAGGGTTACCAGAAGCCGAGTAGACATCTACTACTTCTTCAAGTGCCGTGTCAGGGTCAATCACCACCGTAAAAGTTTGACCCGCAGCAATGGTAAGACCACCAAGGAGTGCAGATATATTTACAACCGTCATCAGTGTGCCACCAGAGGTGACAGGACTGGTCAGAGTTGTTTGTTGTGAGCGGGACGTATATTTACGAGTTGTCATCTATCTACCTATCGGCTGTAGTGGACGCGGGTTGGGAACTGAATCTTTTGCTTCAGTGATTCTTCTTCAAGACGTTGTTGATACAACGCTTGCAAACCTTTAGTTACATTTGTACCAGTTCCGTAAGGACGCTTAGTATCAAATTCATCTGCTGCTGCTCCAGTAACAGAGATACGAGCAGGGTCAATATAGGAAGATAAACGCCAAGCAGCACCATAGATAATTACATCTCTCATAGATGTAGGTAGTCCAGTGGTAGTCTCAAAGTCATCTGTTAAGTTAGACATGACTACTGGTAGTTGTGCGTAAACAATGTTAATGGTACGACCAGGCAATACGTTATCATAGATAGAAACGGTACGTCCTGTTGGAAATGCAGATGCATATGCAATAGGGTCCCAACGCCATTGGCGTATAGGTAGCCATTCTTTAGTTGGTCCAACTGATTGCCATGCCATAGATAAAATTTGAATTGCACCCTGAGGTACTGGGTAGGTAGTGCGTGAAGCAAGGAATGATACTGGTGTAGAACCTACAGCAAATACCTTTGGGTATACCGCTTGAACTGTATCATTGATAGCACGCTTGATTGCTACGCGTGGATAGGTAGGAGTAATAATTACTTTAGTATTAACTGAATGTGCTGCTGCAGTTGTGCTGTTATAGCCACGACCAAAGGGAGCAATAGTTAATGTGTTAGCCTGACGGTCATATGAATCAACCCACATCATTTCATCATCAATTTCAATAATGCCTTTACCAATGTTTTCAGTAGAAGCAACATAAAGAATTAAGTCACCGCTAGTAGCAGCGGTAGTTAAATAAGTAGCACGGTCTTGACGATAGGTAAAACCACTAAGGTCTAGTTGTACATCATTTATAATATCAATTAGTTGTGTCATTAGGAAGCAACCTGTCGTAGTGCGGTTACGGCATCTAGTCCTGTAGTGCCTGCAAGGGCATTACAAATTCCAGTTACGGCTTTGTATAATCTTGGGTCAGTAGTTCCATACTTATAATTAAGTGCACCTTGTACTGCCATAGGTGTAGTTAGTCCTGCCCATTTACTAGCAGCACCTTGTTCATCAAGGTATGCTGACTTGGCTGGATAAGAACCGCCACCATTTGCTAAACGATTTAACTCGTCAGTTAGTGTGCTACCTGCTCTGCCATATATAGCCATTACCACTTCACCTTATCTGCCCAGTATGCGGCACTCATTTTTCCTTTTGCAATGTTCTTGGCATGACGGGCTTTAAATGAAGCCTGACGTGCTGTAGGTTTGTGGTCTCCTGTTACACCCTGTTGACCAAAGCGAATAGTCTTAACCGCGCTACCTTCTTTTGCCACAACAACGTGTGACTTAGTTGGATGGCTTGGTGTGCGCTTAGGCTTATTATAGCCCGACACTCCTACTCGCTTTAGTCTTGGGTCTAACATTTATTTTCCTTTAACCTTTTTGAGATTTGGATTTGCTTTCTTAGCAGCAGGGCTAGCCTTGCGTGCTCCAGCAGCAAGGATTGCTCCCGCTGCTTTTTTAGATACACTTTGTTTCTTAGCAATAGATTTTTGTGCTGCTTTAAAACCTATATGCTCAGTCATTAGTTTGTGTTTCCGTTATTCCAAGAGTTCTTACCATATTTTTTACGCGCAGCAATATCAGCACCTGTTGCTATACGACTAGGAGTAGGCGTTGGTTTTGCTGCTACTTTACTTTTCATATTCTCAACAGGTTTCATTGCAGGATGAGCAGTAGTAGACTTACGCACCATAGGTGTTGGAAGGTTGCCTGTAGGTATTCTACCTGGCATAATTAAATCTTACGTCCGCCACCAGTTGGTTGGGTATAGATACCTTGTACCAATTGTGATGGACCATTAGCAGTTGAGCCTGATGCTGAACGTGGAGGTACTTCGTTAGCAACCCCTGGTCCAACTCCGCCGTAAAAGTCTGAGCCAGCAGACGAGAAGTCTGTAGCCTTGGTGCGTTGTTTCGCTGGAATAACCATACCAGCAGCCACAACATTTGAGTTCATATATTCGTTAGCCATTTACATTACCTTGTTTCTTTGTGATGGGGGTGGTGGTACGTCAAAGCCCTTGATGACATCTGCGCTCTGACCTTCAGCAACGCGTACGCCAGCCTTGATTGTTACTCTCATTTGATTTCCATTTGCATCTGTACATCCGCATTCAACGCACATAATTACTTGCCTTTCTTTTTCATAATCTTATTCTTTAGAGCAGTATCCATTTTCATATCTGCTTTAGCAGACGGCTTCTTCTTATCCATAACAGCGTCAGCCTTCTTAAAGGCTGCCTTCTGAAATGGCTTCATGCCCTTCATTGTTTTTGCATCTTGCTTCATGTCTGCTTTAGCAGCAGATTTTTTTGCCATTGCCATTAGGCTATTCCTCTCAGTGGAGAACTTGCGTCATAGGCGACACCAGTTCTGTTGCTTACGTCTATTGATTTTTGTATCTGCTTAGTAGAAGTGCCATCGGGTTGGATACCCTGTGCTCTTGCTTGCTTATACAAATCTAGTTCTTTATCCCATTTCTTCTGGGTGGTTCCGCTAGCAATAATGTTGCCTGCTGCATCTCCTGTTGCTAGTTGAAGGCTCTTAGCCTTACAACCAAAGCATGGTTCTGTTTCGCAATTACTGTGGTCTATTGCCACTTCTTCTGTGTCGTCTTTAAACGGCTGTTCACTAGTAGCATTGCAGCCAGTACAACCGTAACGAGTAGCAATCGTTTCATACTTCTCATTCATTCCCCAGTCAAGTACTTTACTTACATGTGTGTGCATTACGCTGTCCTTACGTAGTCCCCATATCCCTGAGCCACTAGGCTGTCATAGATACCTTTTTTAATTTCATACTCACGACCACCAAGATAAAAAATATCTGCAGCCTTCATAACATCTTCAGTTGGAAATGTAGTAACAGACCACACTCCACCAATGCTCATTAAACTTTGTCCACGTGTTAAGCGATAGCGGATAAACAAACGCCCACCACCTGCTGGACCGTACTCCTCGGTAGGAGGAGTTACATAGTACTTAGTCATTGTGCTCCTCTAGTTGACTTACCGTAAGGCTGGGAACTTGCCCCAGCCCTACTGTCAATTAACTATTAGTAGTTGATTGAAGAAGAAGTCTCTACACGGTAGAGTGCTTCATCACGGTAGATAGCGTGACCAAGTACGCCGTACCATCCAAGTGGACGGTGACGCATTAACTTGTCAACGACTGGTCCGATAACAACATGTGGCTCTTCAGCAACGGCTTCAGCAAGTGCTTGCTGTCCAGCGAAGTAGGTATTGAATACCTTTGTCTCATGCGTGAATGTTACGGATGCACCTGATGTAACAGTGCCTGATGTAACAGCAGTATCAATAGTGACGTTAAGTCCACTGATAGATACAACCTGTGTACCAGTTGCAATTCCTGTACCTGCAACAAGGTCAGATACCAAGATACCTGATGTTGATGTTACTGGAAGAACGAATACACCTGCTGCTGCAGTTGCAGTAGTAGTTGTTGTAGATGTTGACTTAGCAGCACCTACGAAATCGTTGTATAGACGTGGTGATTCAACATAGAATGCACCTTCGTATGTACCGATTTCTCCAGCCCAGATTGCATCATTGGCTTGGTATTCGTGTGGCTGACGCCATGAACCCACACCAGTCTCAGCACGAAGATCGTGTGAAACTTCAGGGTGGATACCTGCCCAGTAAAGTGAACCCTTACGTGGGATAGCCTTGTTAGCACGCAACTTAGCAGTTGTCTTACGAGCAAGTGCTGAAGTAAATGTGTCTGATGAAGTCAGAGTTGCAGTTGAAGTACGTGTTCCGCCCCAAAGTACGTTAGCACCTGTGCGTAATACGTTCTGTGCGACAGTATCAATTGAGTCTGCCATGTTGAATGCAATGATGTTAGCAACGGCTGGGTCTACATCAGCAAGGCTGAAGAGTTCCAAAGCACGAGTAACAAGAACCGCATTACCATACTCAGCAAGAGTAATGGTTGTGTATGTTGGTGTAGCAAGTGCTACAGCATCTGGGTCTGTCTGTTCTGTAAGAGTGTTAGTCTGTTGAGTTAGGTCAACGTAACGCTGCAAAACAACTGATGAACCAGGGATGCTTTGACGTGCAGGTGTCTTATCGGCAACTGAACGGATTAGTGGTTGTGCACGGAGTGCGAACTCGATTAGACGGTCATACGCCTTTTGTACGAGACCAGCACCACCTACGGTACCTCCGAGAGAGGACGAACCTGTGGTTGTATATGCATTAGCCATTTATTGCACCTCCTTATGAGGGGTTAGATTTCGGTTGGTTTAAAAATTTCCCGACTGAATCATTGCGATAATCTCCTCGGCAGTTGCTGCCTCGTTAAGTCTCATCAATGCATCTTCAGCGCGGTCAGGCGTGACAGCCTGTTGAGTAACAATGTCCTGTTGTCGCAAAGCGGCACGGTCCAATGTTTGTTCAGGTTGTCCCTGGTTCTGCACTTGAAGCCCAAATACCTCAGCGTTATCGTCAAGCCAATCAGAGATTGATTCTTCGTTAGCATCTGCTGGTAATTCATTTGCTATCATGCGTGCAGCCTTAGGGCTTACACCTTTGTTTTCTAGGACTCTCTTGATAATAGTTTCACGTTGTGCTTTAGTGATACCTTCAAGTTGTTCAGACATTTCTTTGATACGCTTTTCATCGGCGCGAGCCTTCTTGCGCAACTGCTTAATTAAGTCGTTGCCCTCAAGATTTCCTTGAGGTGTATCATTGTCGTCTTCATCGTCTTCCCAGTAGTTTGTTGCCATAGCAACCGTTCTCCCATTCGTTTAGTTGATTCGCAGACCACAACATAGTTTGGGGAAACTGTGTTGGCTTCTACTCCCAGTCTTGTACACCGCATGGGGCTGGTCGGTCCATGTCGGGAATCTATTTAGAACTTACCTTGTACCGTTCTTGCACTGGCAAGGTTGCTTGCTTGTGGATTAATACCTGCGTCTCCGCTATATTGAGCACGCTCCATAGATGCTAGTTGCTTGCGCTTAAGCGCAGCAGCAGCATCAGATTTTAAGAACTCTGCCTCTCCTGCCATCTGGTCATACTTAACACCAGATGCTCCATAGATATCACCCAACTTAGTAGCAGTTGGTAGGATAGAAGCAATGTTACCTGCACCTGCAATGGCTTGATTTTGTGTTACACCATATGCTGTAAGGTCTTCCATATTTGTTTTACCTGCATCAAGTCCTTGTTCTTGAAACGCTGCACCAATTTGTCCTGTTGTTACTTTTTGTTGTAAGGCAGGTAATGTATTAGCAGGGTCAAGGAAGTATGATACTAAGTCACCTTGTGAAATACTAGGGTAATATGTTTTAAGTTGTGCAAGAATCTGTGGGTCAGCATTCTGTACTTGGTCTACTGCTAGTGCAGCACGTGTATTAACATCCGTTGCTGCTATACCGTTACCAATTATATTAGCAAGTGTAGTACGTGTACCTAAGTTGCCAACACCATGTGCTGTTAAATACTGACGCATTGAATCTTCTTGCTGCATGTAGTTGCCCTCGCTTAAAGCATTAAGCCCATTAGCAATACGAATAGCATTACCATTAAAACGTTTTTGATATGCAGGTAGTGCACGTATACCTAACATAGTTTGATTAGGACCCATGTTTGGATTAACTAATGAACTCTGAATAAAATCTGTTATTTGTGATAACTCATCTGGGGTAAACCCATATGTCTGCATAGTATTTGTAATTAAAGCAAAGGCATCTGCTTTATCACGTTGTGCTGCAAGTGCATCTAACTGTGTTTGAGTATCACCCGTTATAGATGTTCCGCCATAACCTTTTACACCCAGTGCGTTAAACGCTTGAGAAACAGATGCTACTGATGAATCTGTTCCAGTATTTATTGCATTTGTTTGATTTTGTAAATTATCTGCTTGTGTATTATTTATATCAGTTGCTGCTTTATTTGCAGCAATAGTTGCTGGTGTTGTTTGTTGAAGACTTTTTACTTGTGCTGCTAAAGCATTAGCAGCCTGTTGTTGTGGTGATACTGCAGAAGGTGCAGCAACAACAGGAGTCGTTGCCGTTGAACCTACGGCATTAACAGATGGATTGCCAGACATTGGATTATATACTGATGCTGGGTCAACAACTTGTTGTATTAATTTTGCCATTAGCCCACCTTGCCCCATGATTTAAGGATAGTATCTACTAATCCTGCTGCCATTTCATTAGCGTTCTTTGTGGTACGCCATGCAGGGTCTTGTCTTACCTGTGCAATGTAATCATTTAATGATGGCAATTTATCACCACGTAATGCATTCTGAACTGTTGGGTCCATAACATTTACACTACCTGTAGGTAATTCTAATTCTTGTTCTTTTGCTGTTTGATATTGTGATGCTACATCTTTTACAGTTAAGCCACCCTTCTCAAGGAATGGTGCTAAGTTTTGATAATGTGCTATAGCCAATTGCCCTATAGCAGCAACCTGTGCATCTGTAGTACCACCCTTACTAAAGGCTTTGTTTACTCTATCTACAACTTCATTGTGTGTCATAGGTATGCCTTGTTCTGCAGCGGCTTTAATAATTTTTGTATATGCTTCACCCATCAAGCCACCTGCTTCTTGCAGTTTAGTTGAATCAACATTAAGAATACCCGTGCTTTTAGCCTTAGCATCACCATGAGTGATTAGGTCTATCTGCATAGCCAAGCGGTCTTCAGGTTTTAATTGTGCATAACTTATACTTTGTGTTTGAGTATCACCTGTTATAGGGTCTCTTGTTCCTTGGCTAGTACTAGTTCTTGCTAGTTCAGTAGCATGTAATTTAACCCAGTAAGCATGTGCTAGTGCCATATAGTTATTAACTAGTGAAGGGTCACCTACGTTTGCACGTGTTGTTCCTTCAAACTCCTGTAAAGCATCTGCTTCTGTAGTAAGACTACGAGTAGAATCAGTAGAGTGAGTAGGGTCCATTGATAATTGACGTGAACTAACATATGAATTAAAGTCTAATAATGCACTAGGTAGTACGGCTTTAGGGTCAGTTGCTAATGCTTTGGCATTATTCATACCATTAAAAAAGTTTGATACAGATAATTCTTCAAGTGATTTTTTAACAGCCTGACTAAAGGCTACATCTATACCAGTTGTAGTTTTAAGAGAATCTCTAAATGCTTTATCACTTGGATATAATGCTTTAAGTTTTACTTTATAAGTTTGAAGTAATGATGGTGGTATCTGTGATATGGCTTCTTTAGCAGCAGCATCGGCATCTTGTGTGGTAAATCCTTTACCATCTGCACTAGGCGTAATGATAATTGAAGTAGGTTGTGAACCTTTAACAGATGGACCAGCAGATATATAAGCAGTTGGTTGAACTCCGCCAGACATGCCGCCTTGATTGAATGTTAATGTACCATCAATAAACCGTGACCAGTCATTTGATGCACCCATGGTTACATCTTTAAGACCAGCAGTAGCACCTGTAACAGAAGATGCACCAGTAAATGGTTGCCCTGTTATAGATGGACGTGGTGTAGCAGTAGGTGTAACAATAGGTGTAGCAACAGGTGTAGGTGCAGGCTTCTTGCCTTTTAGTTTTTGATTAGCAGCAATGGCTGCTCTCATGGCAGGAGTTGTAGGTTCAGGTGATGCCATTATGGTTTACTCATCGCTACTGTAGTATCCTTTAGTAAGTTATCAATCAATGGTTTAATAAAACCTTGATATGCGCCAGTAAGAACATCGTTGCCTGCAGAAACCTTTTCCAAGTTAGCCAACCCTTCTTCCTTTACGCGTTGAACGGCAGCAAGACCACCTGGTTGTTGACGGATATTAGGGTCAGATAGAACTGTAAGCATTTGCTTTGTAAGCGCAGTCATAGACTGTAGTAAACCTAGTTGCCCTTCAGGGGCAACTTTAGTAAACCGTGGGTCATTAGCCATTTGGTCTAATGAATTAAATCGTTGTGCGTATACAGAGCGTTGAGTTACAGTTGCTTCGCCTAGTGTTTCACTTAAGTTAAAGTTCTGAGCCTTAAGGTCTGCTTTATCTGCTGCTGCTAACTTAATCTTTTCCATACGATATGCTTCGTTGTTGCGTTCAGGATTGTTAGGGTCAGTCAGTAATGCATTAAGATTACGGTCAATGTCATAGTATTGAGCACGTAATTTAACTGCAGATAAAGTCTCCATATATGTCTGGAGTCCCTTACCATTCATAGCCCAAGGGTTACTACCAGCAGGTATTAAGTCTGCGGCTTCCATAAACTTTTGCACTGCTGGGTCAAACTTACCTATGTGTGGAGCAAATACATATGCTACTTCAGGGTATGCAGCAATTAATTTTTGATTATTTGTTACCCAATTCTTTAAATCTTTGGTGTAGTTAATAGCCATCTTAGCGGTATTGCTATTAGTATTAACAGTGTAAACAAGTTTGTCAGGGTAACTACCAGCAAACAATGACACTGCTGTACCAGTAGGGTCTTCTAATTGGAAACCATACTTAGCATTGTTATCTAATACTGCACGAAGTATGTCATTGTATTCCTGACGGAAACTAATAATGCCAGTTCTACGTAGTTCAGCAGGTATTCCTAAGTCAGTTGTACCTAGTGGTAGTGGGGAAATAGTATTATATCCTGCTTTAACTACTACTAAGTTCATGCTTTGTAGGCGTAAGCGATAGTAATACTCTTGTACCTTTGCATCATTTTGCCAGTCTTCAGGCTTCATGCGTGTCTTATTGTTAGACTGTAGGTATGCTGCTGCTTGCATAAATGATGTAGCGGCAATAGATGTTTGATGTTCAGGGTCATATGCTTGCCATGCATTAAGCACAGGTGTAGGAATAATAGAACGCAACCATGTGGTGTTATCTGAACCAGGACCCATAATCCAATTGTCTAAGTTTTCAGATAATGAAAGCATGCGTCCATCTTTATAGTGACGACCTACCGCACCTAATAGTGCTTTAAGTCCTTCAACACTGGCTGCAATAGTAGGACCAGAGAATGATGGTATGCCTGTACCATCAGCATATGATGGGTTAAGCATAGATAATTTAAGTGTGTATTGATTAAAGTCTGGTTGTTTGAAGAACCCCGTGTTGCCTGCAATGGCTGCACCTACTGCACCAAATGGATTAGCCAATGCTGCTAATACTGGTGCTACGCTAGATACAATAGTTCCATCATGTGGTAGTAATACATACACACCACCAGTAGTTGGGTCAGTATATGTTAAACCAGAGCCACTCATGGCTTGGCTAGTATGCCCCATACGATAGATAACTTTATCAGGATGTTCGTATAACGAACGCACAAAGCGGCGTGCATAGTCTTCAGTAGCACGGTAGAACCGCCCTACTACACGCATGTTCCATGCCATTTGAGTACGTACATCAGGGTTATCTGCGTACTTCATAATCTCATTTATAGCATTATCACTTGCTTTATTACTAAAATATATTCTACCTTGTAGTTTAGCAGACTCAATCTCGGCTATTGTTACATGCTCATCAGGTTTTTTACTACGTTGTAAATCATCAATCAAAGTATTAACGTATGTCTTTTCATTAGCAGCCATAATCTTGCGCTGTTGTAATACTTTAAGATGAAATGCATCTGCACGGTAAACATCAGTTAGTTGTCTGTCCATCATTTCCCATGGAACATTCTTATACTTTGTGAATAGTTCACTAGGCTTGCGAGTAGTACCTACAAGTTCATCAAAATTGTATGAAGTCTTTAGTTCACCCTTAAGAGGGTGTAGTTTAGTTAAGTCTTCAAACTCAGAGTATGCAGTTTTTTCAACAGCACCAGCATAACTAGTCTGTCGTGCTTGTATTTTTTGCCATTTAGCAACAGTAGCAGCGGATGGTGGCTTTAATCCAGCACCTACTGATTCACGGAATTGATTCCACTTTTCAGTCTTTGCTTCACGGGCAGCAATCTTCTCTTCAGCAGCCTGTGCTTTGTTTTTAATAAAAGAAACTAGTTCTTGATTAAATTCATTGCCACTACCATGAACCACTGTGTATAATTCTTTAAGCGCATTGCGCAAAATAGATTCAGTTATCTCAGATTCAGATAAACCAGCCTTGCGTAAGGCTGTAGTCTGACGGACAAACCGAGCATTAAAGGCTTTAACATTAGCATCTGCCTGTAATGAGGTAACATGTTTTGTTTTGCTAACATCAAAAGACTTAGTTACCCAAGCACCACGTTCTTTGCTCCACCCAAGGGTGTTCATGGCTTCATTGATATAGGCTTCTGTTTCTTGACGTGTACCTACACCATTGTATTTAAAGAATAGTTCACCAAAGTCTAGAGATTTACCCCATGGGTTAGAATAAACATTCTTAGCCAGCATTTTAAAGAACTGGTCATAGTGAACCATTGTGCGAGATGAGTTTAATAGTTGTAAATGTGGGGTTTCAGTAGCATACTTACCTGTGTCTTTAAGACCTTGTGCTTCAACAGCATCAGTAAGGTTACTAGCCCCATACATTTCTTTAGTAATGCTTCCATCTACAAAAGTATCAGCAAATGTGTTAGCAATCTTAGAACGAACCATGCCTTCCATGGCAAGCGGATTGTGTAACAAGAAATCTGTAAGATATCCATGTTCTTCTGCTGTTAACTTTCCAGCATACTTAGCAATACAACGATATACTACACGTTCTGCAACTGTAGCACCATAAAATTCATCTGCATCTACCCACTCATTAGCAGGAATCATTTTACCATTAGGTAATCTAAAGTCAGCCTTTAGTTGTACAGGCTCGCCCATCTTTTTACGTTCTGCTGCAGTAATAAATTCAGCAGGATTTTCAATTTTTAAATTTATTAATTTGCCAATGCGTGTGCGACTTGCTTTTCCACCAAGTGACAGCATGCGAGCCTTAACAAGACCCATTGCTTTTTCATTACCAGTAACCGCAGTTACTACATTGCTTAAACGGCGACCTTTACCAGTAAAATAATCATAAATTGCTTGTGGTGATTGAACTGATAAGCCCATAGTTAATTCATCCATGGCACTTCGTATACCAAGTTTAGGAATTAAGGTTAATGCAGCCCATGCTTTATTAAGTGCGCGAGAAAATCCCCAGTTAGTTGCTCCGCCAAGTGATAGATAACGTGATAAACCATGGTACATGCCTGTATTATCATAAACAAGTTTATGTAATTCATCAAAATTAGGTAGTGCTACACCTTCGGTGGTGTGTAATATCTGTGAAGCACCCTCAGTTGTATGATAAAGATTAGGATGAGCCATGTGCTCTGGTGTTTCAGGGTTAAATACTGGACCCATACCACGTGTAGGAGCATAACGATTTTCAATTATGGCTTTAGAAATGTCCATGCCTTTAGCAGTGGAGTTTAAACCAATTTTATCATGGTATAACTTTTCCATACTAGCAAGCATATTCATGCGATCTTCAGAATCAATGCTTAAAAAGCGTTCAGCCAAAAGATTAGCCTGTAATTTATCGCCTACAAGTAAACGTGCGTAATCTCTAAACGCACCAATAGACTTTAATACCAATCCATCTTCTGTAAAAATCATTGCTTGTGTTGGATGAATTGCCATTAAGTTTTTTGCTGCTGTAGAAAAACCTTTTTTGGCTATGCCAAGTTGTTTAAGCACATTGTCTTGCGTAGGGTCTACAAGACCTGGACCACGCTCAGGAGCGTTGGCAAAATAATTATCCCATTTAGCCCATGACTCACGTGCTTCAGCAGGCACAGACATGTAGTCTGCTCGCTTAATTGAATCAGCACCATTAAAAATTTCATGCACCCATTGACGCATACCATCTGTAATCTTGCGAGTTGAGCGTTCTAACATTACATGGTTTTCACGATAGTAGCGACCACTTAACATTTTACCTGAAATGATGTAGTTAGTATCTTCACCCATTTTGTAATACTTTTCTAGGGTAGCAAGATCAGTAATATGTGATAATTTTTCAGCATCATTAAATGGACGTGCTGTCATTAACCGATTGAGTAATGGTGGGTTAGCATACTCAGGAAAGTTTTGTTCAATGTGGCTAAAGATTCTTTGCGCTAATGGTCCATCTTTAACTTCACGCGCTTCACGCAATGCATTAAGTACTGGCACAAATCGTGCTTGACGGTTAGCAAATGCTGGCACTTTAAATATATCTGATACGGCTTGTTCAGTTCCCATGGACAAAGATGTTTTAGTAAATTGTTCAGCCAGTTTTTCAGAAGCAAATAATGCTTTAGATGTACCACCAGTAAGCCATGTCACTGGGTCTATTGCCGTGCTGTAAAGTGCATCAAGAGTTCCTGATGGAGATACTAATGCTTCTTTACCAAATGGGTTAGGGTTTGATGACACCCATTTCTTAC